ATGAATGACCTTATCAAGATCTTCAATACCACCTTTTTCTTCCCATCTACATATGTATTTAATAATGTTTCCTTCAATATAAGGAATTTTATTCTTTACAATAAATTCAATAGGTTGAATAGCAAACTCTTTGTAGTGGTTACCACCTACTTGTTTGTTTATAGCTTTCTTTAGTTCTGGAAATTGTGTTTTAGTCATACTATTATTATACCATCCTTTTTAAACATTTACAAGCTTTGTTGAACCTTTAGGTTTAAGATTCTTATTATCCCTAAACCAATTACCACAAGTTCTACATTGATAACGTTGATATTTACCAGCAGCTGTCATATTAAAGCCACGACGTTGGAAGTTAGTAGATGAACATGTAGGACAACATAAGTCAGTACCTTCAACTAAGTTACGGTTAAGATGATTCTTAATCCAAGGTTTAAAGCGTTCATAAACCTTCTCTAGAAGGATAACATCGTTCTTGTTATACTCTTCCATAGTCTTCCATGCTTTAGGAATACCTGCCATACACTGTACCCATAACTCATGACCACTATGTTCAGTCTTTTTACCTAAACCTAATGATTGTGCTACATAGTCTAGCTTGTTAGATACAAATCTAAATCTACCTTTAGCTACAGTTAATAAGTCAATCTCTTTAAATGGTGCAGGGGGAAACATACCATGTAATAAGAACTCTTTGTTAAGAGAAGGTATATCAAACCGTTTACCATTATAATGAACAACAGCATCAGCTTCGTCAAGAAGCTTATGAATACTTTGTAGCATTTTCTTATCACCACTCTTTTTAACAGAGTCAAACATCATCTTCTTATCACCCAGCCATTTGGCTGCATAGCACATAACATAAGATGACTCTTGTAACTGGTTAATACCAATGTTCTGATCCCATATACCCCATACATGAGCTACATTAGGAGCCATTTCAATATCTAACAGTAATATCTTACTCATTTACGATCCTCACTTTGTTCAACATGAATAATTCTTAAATCATCGGCACTAATGCCTGGCAAACCATTAATAAAGTCGTGCATTGCTTTGTCTTTGGCAATAGTTTCATTAGGACAATGAACACGTAATTCTTTCTCGTAGCGAACTTTGACCCAGTAAAATGATGATAGTAGTTTAGCCATTATAATGCCCATGTAATTAATAATAAAGCAATCAAAGCAACAAAGATCATTGGTAGTTAGACCTTTCATCAAGCATCATGTCTGCAAGCCGGTAGGCTTCAGCAGGGATGTCATCACGCTTAACGTGATCAGCTTCTAGAAGACCATGCATAGCTTCTAAAGCTATGTAGTCTCTAAGGTTAAGACCTGTCCAGATTTGACCTTTAGAGTCTTTAGATGGGAATGCTGGTGAATTACCTTTACTCAATTTACATTACCCCCTTCTTGTTTAAATAGATCTAGCTCTTGTTCAGCCATATCAGTAGCAACACTTATAACACCTCTACGTACTAATTCTTTGATAGAGAAGTCCATAAGGAATGAAGCTTCATTAGCATCAACATGAAAGTTAAAGTCTAAAGAGCCATCTTTATTTTGCACACAGTTTGTTATAATCATTTAACCAATCCTTTCTAAAGTCTAACCAAAGAAAGCCGTTGTCGGTGGCCCATTTACCGTAAGTTGTTTTACTCTTCTTAGTGAGTTTGTTATCAGGGTTCATAAACAAAAAGATAATAGTTATATCAGGATTGGACTCTCTAAACCATATCATCTTCTGTCTTGTATCTAAATCTAACTTACCCTTTGCTTCTATGTATATCTTACGTGCACCAGTTTTAAAGTCTGGATTATAAGTTCTTTCTTTAGCTGGTTGAGTATACTTAAACTTATCAGGTTCGTATTTAACTCTTGGGTATTTCTTCTTTAGCTGTTCCCAAACCTTCTCCTCCAGCTTGCTCTTGAATAAGGGCATTGAATATATCTCTCCAATCTTCGTTAGGTTTACGTCTAATCCATAACACTCTAGCATTCATAATAAACTCTTCATCATTGCTATAAGCATCTCTTACGGCATTAAACATATGTTGTTCAGTATAACAATCATCTAATATGCGTTGTGCTTTCTTAGGTCCAATACCTTCAATACCTTTAATATTGTCGGCTCTGTCACCTGTAAGACATTGCATATAGAAATGTTTAACAGCATCAAATTCTGTTTGAAATGTCCACTCATCTTTAACAAAGTTATAGTGACGACCTGGTATCATAAGCAAGTCTTTATCAATAGAACATATAACAGTGTCTTCAGTCTGATTGATGCCCAATGCATCATCAGCCTCTTGATCATTAATAATCTCTGCATTGAATGTAGCAATAAGATATTGTCTTATTTGCTCTAACCAGAAAGGTTTATCTTTTGGTCTATGAGCTTTGTATTCGGGGTATATAGTATACCTAAAGTTATCTTTACCCGTTAGGAATAGATGATACTCAGATGCTTCAGTATTAACAAGAATAGAATCTACAAGATCTTCTACTCTAGCAAATACAAAGTCCTGAGCATCATCTTCTTCACAGGTGCAAGCTATCCTGTAAGCAACTATGTCAGCATCAATTAGGGCTTTCATAGTGTAGGCCTTACAAGGAATGCGTTAGCTGGGATAGTGGTTTGATCACCATGAACCCATTGAATAATAATATTATCGTTATCATGTTTAAAACAACCCAATAGTCTTTCCCCATCAATTCGATTAGCCACCACTGCTAGTGGAAACTCTTGGCTAATCTCTTTGAAAGGACAGGGTATATTAGATATAGAAATGACAACAGCATCATTAAATTTATAATGCAGGAACTTGTCAACCGCAATAGCGGCTACTGGAATTAATATTAATAATGCTATTAACCATTTCTTCATTTGTTACTCCTTAAACAGGGATGTCATTTTCGAGGTCATCGAAGTTAACTTCTTTAGTTGGATTAGCGTCTTTAGCAAACACATAAGCTTCAAACTGTTTAGCTACTGCTAATACTTCATCAACAGTTTTACCTACACCTAAGAGTTCAACTGAAGAGGAAATACTGCTCTGACGAATGATATAGACTTGCCTGGCGGCACGTTCTTCTTTAGTCTCATAGTTACTACCAGTTACTCTACCACCACCTGATGCAGGTTTAGATTGTGTTGTATCAGCCACTTCGTTATCTCCTCCAATACCAGTCCATTGCCAATAACCATTGGCATCTTTAGTTGTTGTTACGTTAAGTGTAGCACCTTTTGATAAACCTTTAATGTGATTAAACACACTAGGATTACTAAAGGACATTAACTTCTTGTTAGCAACCTGTCCATTCTCTGCTTTGTAAGTTACCTCAATTGATTGGTAATTACGGCCATTCTTAGCAGCGTGTGTATTAGGTTGTCCTACATCAATAATATTAATTAACATTCACTATCTCCATGTTACCCCAATTAGGCCCTACTTGACATTCTACCCTCATGGGAAGGTTAAAGTTTACTCCAAACAACTTCTTAAAGTTAGTCGGAACATCTGTAAAACACTTATCAACTAAACTAACTATACTATTATTATCCCATACTTTAGAATCAAAGTCAAGTATAATTGAATCATGAACAGTATTAATTAGTTTAACTCCATCTTTATCTTTAAGCCTATTAGATAAAGACACTCTTGCTATTGCCATCAAGTCAGCACCAAGACCCTGAACTGGATAGTTTAGAATTTTAGTGCGAGGCCACTTGACTTTGCCGTACTTTACTTCCGGCTCATACTTATATATCCTACCAGTTGGCATGATGAGTTGTCGGTCTCGCATAGCCGTAGCGACAACCTCTTTATGCCAATAAGCAAGACCTTCATACTTATTATAAAACTCTTCTATAATATTCTGCCAGAAAGATTCAGATGTAGATACACTATTAAAATTAACGTCATGAGCATAACTGTAAGCACTACCTCCGTAGATGAGTCTGAAAACAAATGTCTTAGCAATGAGCCTAGAAGGAAGCCCAAACCTAAGTTGATTATCGCTATGCTGATCAGTTCCATTCCATATCTCCTCTAATGCAGTTTTATCTTGGGATAAGTATGTAGCACAAACCCATTCCAATGCTTTAGCATCAGCTTGTAATAGCATATCTGCTCCCAAATAGTTGTTTAATTTCTCCATCAAAGTTTTGTAAGTTAGGTTTGGTTGATGATAACCTACCAGTCTTAGCAACACATTGATTTAGAATCCCATGTAGTTTACCTACAGACCAATTCATTTTAGTTCTTAACTCAGGTAGACCTTGATAGTAAGCTGTCAATCGCTTTACTAGCGTAGCTCTTTCCAGAATAAGTTCTACAAGTTCTTTAGCCTTATTACTTTTAAACTTTAAACTCTTTAGAGTCTGATCATCTATTGAGTAGTATCCTTCTTTCTCAAGCTCCGAACCTTTAAGAGGTGTAACCATTCGTTCATATTTAATCTGATGATCGAACCATCTTTCTTTAGGTTGACCTGCTTTAAGCCCCGTCTTAAATGTACCAACAACTTCTTTTCTGCGGATATTAATAAGGCCGCCATATAGAAGAGTAGATACATGCTCTGTGCTAGAAGGATTAAACTCAGGTAGCTTATGAGATTCAAACAAGAGTGCATCAAGTTTAGCAACTTGTTCTTCCATCTCTTTACCCAGGCGATTACATTCTTCTTCGTCATATAAGATTCCATTAAACTCCATTTCTTCTAAGACCAATAGGTCTTGGTTATGTAAGCTGATTAGTCTTTGCATTTGTTTTGTACATGATGCAAATGCTTCCATTTGTTTCTCGTATACCTTTTGCGTTAATTGCAAATCTTGTATTAGATATTCCTCAAGTATATCTCTAGGGATTGACGGGGTATCGATATGGTTGCTCCAATACTCACTAGCAACAACATCAAGCTTGTTACCCAGATCATAATACTCAGCGACACCATTAAGACTTGGGTAGGGATTCTGTTGGCCCGTAAGTATAAAATGTACCAGCTGACAGTCCCAAACACGCTTGCCCACAATATTGATTCCATATTTTCTTATCCAATGCAAGTCAAATTTGAGGTTAAAGCCAACAATAGTATCGTGGCTGTCAATGAGTCTTTGTATAGCGTCAAGTCCAGATCGGTTAGGACTTCCGCTATAATCAATATCAAAAAGGTGATGCTCACCATTACTATAGAGACCAACATAACAAAGTTTATTCCTTTCATCAAATGGATTACCTTTACTGCTAATGGTTGTTTCTACATCTAAGATTAGGCTGCGCAATCTCCGGTTCCTTTATTGAGTGGATAGAAT